GAAGAAGTTGAGGTTGTAAAGAAAGAAGAAGTTGAAGAAACAATTACTGATGATGCAGTTCTTGAAGAAGTTGCAGTGAAAATAAATGATGCAACACCGGACGAGGTTACAGAAGAAATTTCAAAAGAGGTTGCAAAAATTGTTGTTGACCATTTAGCAGAAAAAGTTGAAGAAGAGGTTGAAGTAAAAGAAGTTGAAATGTCGGCAGATGTTATGGGTGAGTTACTTACAAGACTTTCTGCAATAGAAGAAAAAATAACAGAATTAGATGAAATGCCATCAAGCAAAGGAGTTGAAATAACACCTACAAAGTTTGCGGCAAACAATGTTGATTTAGGCAAAATGTCAATCAATGAACGAGTTAAATACATAATGAATAACTAATAATTTAAAAAAATGAAACGATTTAATTTATCTAAAAACAAAAAATATGACTTTGACATTACAATCAACAGTGATACTTACGCAGGTGAACAAGCGTTGCCCTATGTTAGAGCGGCTCTAAGATCTCCAGACACTATTGCTAAAGGTTATGTCAGACAAATTGAAGGACTTAACAAGTCAGCAGTAATTTCAGAAATATCATCTTCAAACCCAATTGTTGCGGCATCTTGTGGTTTTACAAGTGGTGCAAACACTTCAACAAGTGAGCAAATTCTTACGCTTACTGATTTGAAAGTCAACGAGCAAATTTGCCGAGGCACAGTTTTCCCAACATGGTATGGACAAGGAATGGACAGAAATGGTAATTTGCCACAAGCATTTGGTGACTTCTTAATGGAAACAGTTGCAGCGAAAGCAGCAGCTCAGTTAGAAATTGCTTTATGGCAAGGTGCTTCACCATTCGGAACTGGGTTTTTATCTGATGATGGAAACCAAGATGAGGCAGGTGCAGATGCAAGTGCATTAAAAGACTTTAGTGAAGTTGATTTTGCTGATGCTTTAGCGGCGGCAGATATACTTACTGACATGGCAACAGTTTACAACAAAGTTGCTTCTGACATCTCTGGTCTTTTAACTAAACCAGGTGCAGGGTTCTACATGAACAACAAAACTTATGGGTTCTACATTCAAGCATTAGCGGCGGCAGGAACAAATGGTGGTCAAACATCTGGATTTGGATTTGACAACAATGCAGATAATATCACTTACTTCGGCTACCCAATCTACAGATGCCCGGGAATGTTTAACGACACAATCGTATTTACATACCCAGAAAATTTAGTAGTAGGTTCTAACACGAACTCAGGATGGCAAGATGTGAGAATGATTCCATTATATGAATACGACGGAAGCGACAACATTGCAGTTGTTATGCAGTTTGCAATGGGCGTTCAGACGGCGGTTGCAACAGATGGAGTTTACGGTTCAACTGTTTGGAGTTAATAGATACTTTTTTAATTGGGTGGTTGAAATATACCACCCTTTTATATAACCTTTAATAAAATAAAATAATGGCTAATAATTTATATAATTTTTCTTGCGACCTTTCTGCCGGGAGACTTGTTCCATGCAAGGATCAAATCGGGGGATTGAACAAGATTTATTTAATGCCTTACAGTGAAACTCTCTTTAATAAGTTTACAATTTCAAATAATGAAATTACAGAAATTGGAACATTAACAATTTTCAAGTATGATTTAAGACCGAACTCAAGTTCACTTACATCAACTTTTACTTCAAACCCTGTTAATGGAACAACTTATTATGAGCAAACATTGGCGGTGTCTTTAAATAAAATCGTAAAAGAAGATTTAACACAACTAGACAAAGTATTAAAAGGACGTTGTCAAGTATTTGTTTTAGATGCAAATGACAATGTTTTTGCTCTAGGTGTTAGATTTGGTTGCGATGTGACAGCAGGTGCGATGGAAACAGGAACAGCGAAAGCGGACATGAGCGGATTCACATTAACTTTTACCTCACAAGAAACTGAGCAATACATAGTAAAAGCATCTAGTGGAAACCCAGCAGAAGCGTCTTATCCTTTTGATGGTATAGGAACACCGGGCAACATTACAATAACAGCAGGAACAACCCCTGTTTAAAAAAACATATCTATTCTGTTTTTAAAAAGGAGTCTTTCGGGACTCTTTTTTTTTAGTAAACAAAAAAGATTTATTTATATTTATAAAAAAGAAACATCATGATAAAAGTTAAAAAAGAATTTTTACAGGTTAAACCAACAGGATATAGAATAACTTTGGGTGATATGAACCAAAACCAATTAAATGGTTTAAGTGAAAAATATCCAGATTATTTTGAAACAGCTAAAAAGAAAAAAAAGAATGATACAGTGGACAAGGAATAACAGCACGTTAAACACAGCTAATTATATTTATGCGAATATATATAGCTTGATGACCGCAACAACTTATGCACCACTGATTGCAATTACAAGTCAATCAACAAATAAAACAAAGTATTTTTTGAGCGGGATTACAAATTATGACAAAAAAGACCGATATGTTTCAATGTTAATCAATGTTAGAAATAACGGAACAGAGGGTTTAACAGCAGGAGTCATAAGCATTGGTGACAAAGAATATCCTTATGGTTTTTACGATGTTACTATTTATCAAAATAATAACGCAACAAACCTTGATCCTTCAAATGCTGTAAAAGTTTTATATAAAACAATGATGAATTTCAAAGCTGTAAACAATGATGGTGTTACATACACAGAATATGACAGCACGATTTCATCACCAACATACATAACAAATACAATATAATGACTAAGAAGAAACAAAAAATGGACATGTCTGTTGTTGATTTATCACACTACAACATTCCCCACATAGTAGAAAGAGACAACAAAGATTATATAAGTTTTGGTCTTGATAATTTATATCCACAGTATTTGATTGAATTATTTACAAGCTCTGGTATTAATGGCGCAATAATAAAAGGTGTTTCATCAATGATTGCAGGAGACCAGAATGATACTTGTCAAGGTCTTGATGTTGTTGACAAGGATGAATTGGAAGGGGTTCAAAAAGAACAGTTTCTAAAATTCTCTAAATTATTAAAAACAGGTAGTAGAAACACAGTAAAAAATCTCGCTTTCGACCTTAAACTTTTTGGGACTTGCTATGTCAATGTGATTTGGAACAAGACAAAAACAGCAATTCATGAAATTAAACACATACCTTCACAATACATAAGAAGTGGCAAGGCAGATGCTTTTGGCAACATTAATGAATACTATTATTCTTTTGATTGGAAAAATGAAAGGAAATATCCTGCACATGTAATAAAAGCATTTAACCCAGAGGACAGAACAGAAACAAGTCAATTATTACAAATAAAAGAATACAATCCACAATCATTTTATTATGGAATACCAGACTACGTTGGCGGGACTGATTATATTCAGTTGGATATGAGCATCGCTGAATTGCATCTCGCCAATATAGAAAACAATTTCATGCCTTCTTGCATGGTTAATTTTGCAAACGGAATACCGACAGATGAAGAAAGACAAGAAGTTGAAAGACGTTTAAATGCTAAGTTCTCAGGATCAGGCAACAGCGGCAAGCTGATAATTACATTCAACGAGGGCAAAGACACAGCACCAGAAATTGTTCCTTTAAATACAGGAGACAATGATGACAAGTATCAATTTTTGTCAAGTGAGGTTTCAAGAAAAATTTTAACAGCACACAGAGTGACTTCACCTTTGCTTTTTGGTGTCAAAAGCGATGGCTCTGGTTTTGGTAACAATGCAGACGAACTTAGAGATTCATACAGCTTGTTTAATAATACTTGCATTAAACCCTTCCAAATGACTATTTTAGAGGGCTTAGATAAATTATTTAGAATAAATGGTATAGATAGTTTAGACATTTATTTTAAGACGCTTAAACCGGCTGATTTCTTAGACTTGGATTCTATTGATGCCATCGACGAACAAGACGCAGGTGTTGATATTGGTGATGAAACGATTGAGCAAATGCAGGATATTATTTCTAGACATAAAAAAAAAAGACAATTTAAAGCGGTAAGTGACATTAACACAAAACCTACAAAAGGAATGGTTGCAGAAGCAAAAAAGGGTTTAAAGTGGAGAAAAGAATATAAAAGAGGGGGCACAGAAGTGGGTGTTGCAAGAGCAAGAGATATATCAAATGGCAAAAATTTAAGCGTCAGCACAATAAAAAGAATGAACAGTTTCTTTGCTAGACATGAAAGCGATAAAACAGGCAAGGGTTATAAAATAGGTGAAGAGGGTTTTCCCTCAGCAGGACGGATTGCGTGGGCATTATGGGGTGGTGATGCAGGACAATCTTGGGCGAAGAAAAAAGTCAAAGAAATAAATAGTTTGAAAAATGACTTGACTGACGAAGAGTTTCATGAAATTTTCGATAACCTAGAAGGACAAGAAATGGACAAGAAGTGGGTTGTTGTGGATGAAAAAGACGAGGGTGATCTTGAGAGCATTAGTTCTTGGGTGTCAAGAAAAATAAGAAAAAGAAAAGATTTCGGTGGTGTCATAGATGCACAACCAGACAATGTTTATGATTTCAGTTATTTAGACAAATCATTTTATAGAATAAGGTTTAGATATGTGAGAGCGGACTTTAGCACTTCATCTAGTTCAAGACAATTTTGTCAAAACATGATGGCACAGAGCAACATGGTTTACAGAATTGAAGATATTGACAAAGCAAAACGTGATGGTGTAAATAGTGAATTTGGACACAAAGGAAAGCCATACGATCTTTTCCGTTACAAAGGGGGACCCTTTTGCAAACACGCATGGCGCATGGTTTTATATAGATTAGAAGAACAAACAATTTCTATTGATGAAGGTGTTGAGAATGTTGAAATAATAGGTCAATATGAAGAAGTTCCAAGCATTCCAAAGTCATACATACCAAGTCCTTGGGGGTGGAAAAAAGAAGCACAAGTTGCACCGAATCAAATGGGTGAAGGACGAGGACGTTATCCAGGTTGGCAAAAAAGAAAAGATAAAATTTAAAATAAAAAAATATGGCAGTAACACATACACTTTTAATTAGTGCGGACACACTAAAACAAAACACAACGATTTCACAAGCAATTGATGAAAACTTAATTCACCCCGTGATTTTAATGGCACAGGACAGATACATCCTGCCCGTTCTTGGAACTGATTTATTTGACAAATTAAAAACAGAAATATCTGGAACACCCTCTGGAGTTTATTTAACACTGTTGAAAGATCATGTGCAAAAGTGTTTATGTCAATTTACTTTGGCTACACTATATCCTGTGCTTCGTATTAGAGCAACAAATCACAGCATGGTGCAAATGAACAATGAGCAGGGCAATTCAGTTAGTGCCGAAGAGATGCAACCTCTTGTAGACACAGCTTTGGATATGGCGGAATTTTACAGACAGAGAATGATTGACTATTTAGTCTATAACACAGATTCTTTTCCAGAGTATTCATCAAACAGTGGTGCAGACATGCAACCAACAACAAGAAATTATTACAGCGGCATCAATATGGAGTCTAATATAAATGACAAAGAACTAAGACAGTTGCTTTCTTATATTGGTGTAAAAAATGTGTGCTAAATGAGAGGTAAATACAAAACAAAGTTTTCAGTAGGGAATTTTAAGAAACTAAAAAAATATATTAAAAAACTAAGCAATGGCAAATCAAAGACTTACAGACAAAACAGCACTCACACAACAGGTAGGTAGTGGCGACCTATTAATGGTTGTTGACGTAAATGACAGCACAGGATCCGCACAAGGAACTTCGAAGCAAATGGATTTTAAATACCTTTTGCAAACAGATAAAATTTCTGTTAGCAATGCCGAGGTTTTGGATTTAGATGCTAACGAAAAAGTATTAGTGGGTGCATTGAGTGGTTATATGGTAAATGTTATTAATGTTACTGTTTTAACAACCTACGCATCTTCAACTGAAAGTGCTAGAAAAGCATTACTTTTTGGGTTTGATGACAGTAGTGATTCTTATTATTGGGCGGTGATGCCTAGCTTTATGGATAGTCTTACCGCTGATGGCACTTACATTGCACAAGCAAAAGACTCTGTAACCGCACCAACATTAAACGCATCAATTCTAAATAAACCCTTTGTTTGTTGGGCGGAAGGAACTGGATTTAACGGGGGGTGGTCAATGGACATTTATGTGACTTATTCTTACACTAAGATAATATGATTAAGTATTTGTTTTTTATACCATTTTTGGCTTTAGGTCAATTCTATAAATACTCTACTATTTATGGCGGTATGTCTTTAAACTCTACAATAGCACCAATAGAAACATATCAATATGTTAACAATCAGTTAATAGAAACAACACCAGATGACGGTGCAAATTATCGTTATTTTATAGGTGTGAAAAAACTGTCACGATTTAAGTTTGAAAAGAAACCTAAATTTTACTATGACGGAACAGAAAAAAATGCTAGTATATTTCGATCACCTGTTGACAATTTTGAGTATTTATTACAATATGAAAAGATAAAACAGTTTGGCAGAGAATATGAAAACCACAATATATGGCTTAGATACATAGGACATTTTACAAGTATAAAAATAGAGTCATCAAACAATGGCTATATTGACTTGCAGTATAAAGCACTAGATTTACGCTTAAAAGCTGATTTAGGTGGCTTTAGAGGGACTTTTGGGAGTGTGGTGAGGTATCACCCTGTATATGGCTTAGATGTCTTTAAAAGAGACTTTCCAAATTACAATGATTTTGAGGATGTTGCAAATCAACTTGGATATAATAAAGAATTTTATTTTATAGACACAAACCAAAATGGTCATTTAGACAGGTTAGAACAATCGTTCTTTAGATGGTTATTTGGTGACAGTGTGGTTGCACAGAACACAGCGCAGTTTCAACAGTATTATGCAACAATTCCTGCAAGATATAACAGAGAGAAATTGGCAGAGATAGGAAACCAATACACACTTTCTGGTGTGGTTGGCTTGTCTTATTATAAGTATTTAAACAACTTCTTTGTTTTGGCTTATGGCAATTACTTTTTTATAAGTGAAAAAATAACAGAATACGGATCAACAACAAATGACTTTGATTTTGGTTTAATAGGAAACTTAAAACTAACCAAAACATTGTCAATATATACTCAATTAGAATATCTAAGATATTTTGAAAGAGAAAATTACAATATAAACATTGGTGTTAACTTTATAATAATATAAAATATGAAAAAATTAATGTGTAAAATAATTAAGTTTTTAACTTTTGGCAACTGTTGCGCAAACTGTTGTGATAAAAAATGTAAAAAATGAAAACCATAAATGAAAATACGAATGTCAATCTTGATTTAAAAACAATTGGTTTAATTGTGACAATGGCAATTTCTGTTTCTGGCACATATTTTACTTTAAAAGCTGATATTGACGAAAACAAAAAAGCACTAGAAAATGGCAACTGGGTTTCATCAACCGAATACCAGCTAAAGGACGAATTAGTGCGCACCACGATAATGTCTAATAGCGACAAATTGGATGCAATAGAAAGCAAATTAAATATCATAGATGACAGAATTTATAAATTAAATGAATAATATGACAACCGGAAATTTAGTTTTAATTATGCTCGGCTTCTTGTTTTTTATCTTTGGTGTTTGCTGTGGACAAGTTGAGGTTATACATTTTAATGGTGAGTGGAATAAATCAAATGATTATGACATAACCAATTTAAAAGACTGTAAAACACAAAATGTCACTATTTGTCACGAACCCAAGTTAAAACAAGAACACAAAATTATTTCAGTTCCGACAATCATAGTTTTTGATGAGGGTTTTGAGGTCGTGAGATTTGTGGCAAATATAATGATGGAACTTGATATAAAAGACAAAGAGATACAAAAGGAGATTGATAAAATAAATTTAAAGAAGTTTGAATGAGATTAACAAGCAATTTTTATTTATCTGAGTTCACACGTTCTGCAACTGCATTGCGATTGGATTTAGATAATACACCAAATAAAAGTCAAATAAAAAATATAATTTATTTGTGTGAAAATGTGTTGCAACCATGTCGAGATATAATTGGTGCGGTTCGCATAACCTCTGGTTATCGCAGTCCAGAATTGTGCAAAGCAATAGGATCAAAAAAAACAAGTCAGCATACAAAGGGCGAAGCGGTTGACATACAGTATCACAGAGATGGAATAATGAATAACAAACTTTTAATGGACACTATAATTCAAAATTGTGAGTTTGACCAATTAATAGAAGAGTTTACTTACTCTTGGATTCATGTGTCTTATAGTCACAAGAACAATAGAAAACAAATTTTAAAAGCATATAAAGACGAAGGAAAAACAAAATACTCAGATATAACAAGAAACTATATTGCACTATGAACTTTTTAAATAAATTATTTGGCAACTTAAACCTTGATGTGAATAACTTGGTTGATAACTTAACAACTACGACCGAAGAAAAAAAGGAATTAAAAATTAAATTTGAAGCATTGTTCTTAGAAGCAAAAGCAAAAGCAGAAGAACAAATTACAAGAAGGTGGGAATCTGATAACAAAGCTGGTTGGCTTCCCGCAAACATCAGACCTTTGACATTAGCTTTTTTAGTAGTATCAACAGTATTGCTAATTTTTATTGAGGGTGGTGTCATAAAGTTTGATGTCAAAAGTAACTGGATAGATTTATTACAGCTTGTTTTGATTACGGTGATTGGTGCCTACTTTGGTGGGCGAAGTATAGAAAAAGTGACAAGAAAATAAAACAATTAAAAGAATACAGACTAAGACTTACAAGGTCAGAACATGACCTAGTAAAAGAATTACGTCAAGCCGAAGGAGACTCATTAAATAACATTCTTGTTATTGGAGACCTACACGAACCATTTTCATTAGATGAATACTTAGAATTTTGTTTATCAAAATATGATGACTTTGATTGCAACGAAGTGGTCTTTATTGGCGATATAATCGACAACCACTACGCTAGTTACCATGAGACAAGTGCAGATGGCATGGGCGGTGCTGATGAACTAGAATTTGCAATACAAAGAATATCACGTTGGTATAAAGCTTTTCCAAAAGCAACCGTAATTGTGGGAAACCATGATCGCATGATAATGCGAAAGAGTCAGACTTCTGCCATTCCTAGTAAATGGATTAAATCATACCAAGATGTTTTGGAAGTTCCAAATTGGAATTTTGTTGAAAGATATGAAAAAGATGGTGTTCAATATATACATGGAGAGGGGGGAACAGCAAGAACGAAATGCAGGGCGGATATGATGAACACAGTGCAAGGTCATCTACACACACAAAGTTATGTTGAAAATTACGTTGGCATGAATTTTCGTATATTTGGCATGCAGGTTGGATGCGGCATAAATCATGAGACCTATGCGATGGCATACGCTAAGGCGGGGAAAAAACCCGCAGTTGGATGTGGTGTCGTGCTAAGATCAGGAAAAATACCCATTACATTGTTAATGGAGTTATAAATAATTAATTATGGCAAAACATATATATAGTGAGAATTTAAAACTCGGTGCTTATTATACTTATGACAAAAACAATAACAAGGTTTATGACATAAAAACAATGAGACAAGAATTTAAAAACTTAGTGAAAAAATTAAAGAAATAGACTAGCACCTGTGCGCAGGTTTTAAGTCGTTACCAATCTGCAATGTGTTCTTTGCAGGTGCTAATCTATTCCCGTATTGTTGATAATTCTGTTAATAAGGCACACAAATCATACTTGACACATATTGCGTTTTTTATTTATCTTTGTGGTGTTAATAACCAAAATAGAGAAAAATGAAAATAGATAATTCTATTGAGCAAGAAATTATAAAAAATTCTTTGACTCAATCAAAAACACAAATTCAAGAAAAACTTAAATTCTTTACTGACAAACTTAATGGTTCTGATAGTATTTCGGAGATTAGGTGGTTTGATGAATGTGTTAAAATTCAAAAACGAAAACTAAAATCAATTAATAATTTATTAAAAAAACTGTAATGAATATTAAATATATAAACACCGAAACACCAGATGGCATGAAAAAAGCTATTATGTTTGAATCACACAATCCAGATTATAAAATGATTAACAGTCGTTTAGACTTTACGTGGATTTTTGAGAAAAAAGAAATAGTTTCAAACTGCTGTTCTGCTAACATAATATTAACCGACGTATGCTCTGATTGTTTAGAGCATTGTAAATCTATTGAGATATGAGCGAAGAAATAAATTTTAAACATATACACGACTTACACACTTTTCAATGTGTTGACAATGAAGTATATTTGTCAGGCTTAGATGAACATGGTGAAGACATTACATTAGTTTTTAGTGCTTTTGAATTTTTATCGTGGATTGGAAAAGATGAAATTAAATATATTAAAAAACAAACCATTAAACACATTAAACAATTATGAAAAAAAAATATATAATAATTGGTAAAGGTTATTATCACACAATGGAACAGGATCAAATGTTAAATGGGTTACAGTATTCAGATGTTAAGTTTAAACATGGCAGTATTGAATTTACAGGAACAGAAGAACAGTTGACATTGTTTTTAAAACCACTTTATAAAAATGACACTAACTTCAAGGTGATGGGTGTCCATGACCAAGAAACAGAAGATTTTTATAAAAATTTATTCACTTAAAAAAAATAGAATATGAGAACACTAGAATTTGTAAAAGTAGGAAAAGAATATAAATCAAAACATGGGGGAAAATGGTTTCACATTTATTTCAAAGATGAAGGTGGCAGTTATAGAACAGCACTTTTTGACAATATGAGAAACTTTAATAATTGGACTCATGTAATTAAAAACGCCGAAAGAGGTGATTATATTGCAAATCTTCGAATGAAATTTTACAATGGCAAAGAGATAGTTGACGCAGATAGTATGCCAAAGTTAATGCCTTCAATTGAAGAGATGCAAAATAGTATGTATATTGATTAAAAAAAAACAGAATATGAAAAGTAAAACAAACAACGAAAGATTAAAAGAATTATATGTTTATTATAATTTGAATAAAGAAGATGTATTTAAACACCAACAATTTGGTTTTATAATTATCACACGAACAGGTATAGAAAAAATAATGGCTAAAGAGGACATAAAATTAGATTATGAGGTAGTTAGATGCGAGAGGGACTTTTGTGCCGTTAAATGCACCGCAACACGTCTTAGCGGTGAAAAGATTGTTTCTATACCTACATTCGGAACAGCACAACCAAAAAATTGTCAATCCACCTATTATTTAGAAATGGCAGAAAAGAGAGCGAAAGCACGTGCTGTTTTACAAATCACGAATTTTTATAGTTTAGGTGTTTATTCGGAAGTTGAAAGTGACGACTTCAAACAAAAATAATTTCTGATCCCCCTTGCTGCAATCCATATTTTTCTCTATTTTAACACTAGGCAGGGGGGATTTTCTTTAAAAACAGATTATGAAAAAAACATATTTTAACCACGATTCAAACGCACGCAATGATATACGAGTGATAAAACTAAGGTCTGTGCTTGGCATGGAAGGCTATGGCACGTTTTGGGCGGTGCTAGAGCTGTTATTTAGTGAAGAGAATAAATTATGTGTCAAAGATTATAATACTTTGGCATTTGGTTTGCAGTGTAACCCTAAGACTTTAAAGCAAGTAATTGAAGATTTTGATTTATTTGTTGTTGAAGATAATTGTTTTTATTCTCAAAGACTTAATAAACAAATAGAGGACATAAATAATAAGTCAAAAAAAGCAAAAGAAAATGCAACAAAGAGATGGAGTAATGCGGTCGCAGACCAAAAGCATAGCAGTAGCAATGCTAGTAAAGTAAACAAGAGTAATAGTAAAGAAGATAAAAGCAAAAGTATAGAAAAAAGAATTATTGATTTTAAAAAATCAATTCACTCTATCAATGGTGTGAGTGAACAAGATAAAAAAGATTTCTTTGCTTACTGGACAGAAAAAAACAAGTCTGGCACAAAGTATCGTGCTGAACTTGAACGCACTTTTGACATTAACCTACGACTTAAAAGATGGTGTTCTAATAATTTTAATAAGGATAAAATTAAATTTCCAGACTATTTCGATGATATGTTTAATAGAAAAATAGATGACAGCACAAGAAAAGAATATTATCAACATTTAAAAACATTAGGTTATATAACAACTTATTCACCAAATGCAGGAACTAAATGGATAAAAAAATAAAAGTATTAGAATTATTTGCAGGATCACGTTCATTCAGTAAAGTTGCAGAAGAAATGGGAATGCAAACATTTACAAGTGATTATAAGGCGTTTGATAAAATAGATTATGTTTGTGATATATTACAATTTGATATTTATAAAATACCATTTACCCCAGATATAATATGGGCATCACCACCTTGCACGACATTTTCAATAGCGTCATGCTATCATCATTGGAATAAAGACAGAACACCAAAAACTAAAGAATGTATTAATGGAATACAGATAGTTAAAACAACACTAGAGATAATCAATAAATTAAAACCTAAATACTTCTATATAGAAAACCCGAGGGGGTTGCTTAGAAAAATGGATTTTATGCAAAATATAGGAATAAGACATACAGTTACTTATTGCCAATATGGTGAGACAAGAATGAAGCCAACAGACATCTGGACTAACAATCTAAATTGGAAACCAAAAAAAATGTGTAAAAATGGAATGCCTTGTCATGAATCAGCACCCAGAGGATCAAGAACAGGAACGCAAGGAATTAAAGGAAACTATCTTAGAAGCATAGTTCCTTATGAATTATGTCATGAAATTTTAAAAAGTTGTATATGAAGGAATACCAATTACAAAAATCAATAATACAATATATAAAAATGCAATATAATGTTTTGTATTGTGCAAGTGCAGGTGGATTGAGGACATCCATAACACAAGCAAAACGAATGAAAGCAACTGGCTATGTTGCAGGTTTTCCAGACTTGGCAATCTTTGAGCCAAATGGTGAGTATCATGGTTTGTTCTTAGAGGTTAAAACAAAGAAGGGCAGAGCATCCGCAAGTCAATTAGCTTGGATAAAAAAACTAAATGAAAGAAACTACAGAGCTGTTGTCGTTTACGGCTTTGATGAAGCAAAAAGAGAAATAGACGATTATTTAACTATAAAAAAAAATTATGTATAAATTAAGAGGACAAGTAACAGGCAAGAAAAAAGAAACTATAAACACTCAAAAAGGTGATTTTGAGAAATTTTTATTTCAAATAACTGAATCGGACACAGGTTTTGACCATTCATATCAATTTGAAATTTTTGGAACAGAAGCAATTGTAATGCACGAAAGTAATATAATAGAAAATAGATGGGTGACAGTAGAATTTTATATTAAGAGTAGAGAATATAATGGTCGATATTATAACACATTAATGGTTAAAAGTGTTCACTTAGAAGAATTAAATGAAAATACAGCCGACATTTTTTAATACCAGAAACGAACGATTTCATTGGGGTTTTAATGATACTAACAATTGGTTGTTTACAATAATCTACAAGCAGGGGTTAAAATTAAAAGAACAAAATTATATATTGCGTGACGTAAAACAAGACAAATCACTCATAGGTTATATTTATAAAAAAATATATGAAAGATTTGAAGTTGTTGAAATTGAAGTTGGAAAATTGTCAAAAACAGAATATGATATGTTAATAAACATTAATACACCAACAATATATAATTGTGTCAAAACTGAACCTTTATTTAGAAAAAAACTATCTAAAATTAAAACAAGTAGCAGACAAAATAACAAGTTGCAAAAAGTATGATAGTGATGATTTGTTACATGATACTGTTCTTGCTTTGTATGAAAGTGACAAGGAAAAAATAAATAATTTAATAGATAAAAATGAATTATTGTTTTGGATAGCTAGGATAATGATTAATCAATACCATTCTAAAACATCACCATTCTATAAAAAGTATAGAAAGTATTATACAATTATAAATGAGAATTTTGTTTTGGGTGGTTGGCAAGATCAGTATATAAATAATACCCCAGACAGAATACATAGAATTTTGGATGAAAATGGTGTCAAGTTAAAAAAACAACTAGAAAAAGACATTAAAAGAGTGAATACAAAATTAAAACAAATTCATTGGTTCGACAGTGAGGTGTTTCGTATTTATCACCAAATGGGTTTTTCACTTAATCAAATGCAAAAAGAGACTGGCATCAACAGAAACACTCTATATAAATCAATAGTAAAAGTAAAAAAGATATTTAAAAATGGCAAAAAAGTCAAAGGGCATCGGAGATGACATTGCGAGGTTCACAGAAAAAACAGGACTTTCAAAGGCGGTAAAATTAATTTTTGGAGACGATTGCGGGTGCAAAGAACGTCAAGAGAAATTGAACAAATTGTTTCCGAATTATAAAAACATTAGGTCATTTACAAAAGATGAAAAACAAATCTATGAGAATGTTATGTCAAACGTAGATAAAACAAATACCATTAATGCAGAACAAAAAATGATTATTGGCAGACTATATAAAGCAGTTTTTCAAGCAGATGCACAATGGTCAAATTGTGGGAGTTGTAACAAAAAGACCTTAGATAACCTTAGAAAAATTTATGAAAAAAGTTGTGAGAAATGAATCAGATGTTTAGATTTTGTTGCGATTGCGCAATGGTAACACATATAAAAAAAAATGGTGAGTGTTCAATATGTAAAGGCAATTTTGTTTTATTGTCAAGAAAAGATTGTTTAAAGATAAAAGAATATAAAAATGCAGAAGCACACTAGGGTTTATTTAGATTTTTTTAATTTTGAAGAAGGGGATTACATTCCCTGCGAGATATGTCAATCACCTTGTGTGGATATACATCACTTGCAAAAAAGAACAAGAAACAAAGTAACAAATGATTATATCGAGAACTTAATGGGGTTGTGTCGAGACTGTCACATTAAAGCAGAATCAGATTCAATTGTAAATTCTTATTTTAGAATAAAACATTTAGAATTAGTATGTCAACAAATTTATGACTTAGTAGAAATAAACAAACGATTTAAAGATTATGAAAATAGAAAAAATGACATACAATGAAGCTAAATGGTGGATTTTGAATGATTGGAAATTTATAGAAAAGAAAGCGAGTAAACATTACAAAAAAGATGTTATGCTATTATATTGTGAAGGAACTAAAAATATATTCTTTGCAGACAAAGAAACAGGAGAACCAATTTATACCATGACATATAAACACAGAAATAAACTAAAAAAAGAATATGAAAATAAAAAAATTAAAATTATCAAACTTGCAACCCGCGGAATATAACCCGAGACAAATAACAAAGAAGCAATATAATGACTTAAAAATGTCAATAGAGAAATTTGGCGTGGTTGACCCTGTTGTAATAAATAAAGATATGACAGTCATCGGCGGACATCAGCGTTTAAAAGTTTGCAAAGACTTAAATCATGATGTAATACCTTGCGTGGTTCTGGATTTGTCAAAAGAAGAAGAGCGGGAATTAAATATAAGATTAAACAAAAGCGGTGGTGACTTTGACATGGATGCACTTGCAAATTACTTTGATGTTGAAGATCTTACGGACTGGGGTTTTAAACACGTTGAATTAGGTTTGAACATTGATAAAATAGATGCAAAGGACAATATAGAAACGGAACACCCATTCGCCACAGAATTAGACATTAGTAACAATTATATCGTTTTAAAGTTTGATAATGACATTGATTGGATTCAAGCGAAAACATTATTCAAGTTACAGACAGAAGTGGCAAGACGGACAAATGGAAAAGCATGGTCTCAAGGAATTGGCAGGGTTTTAAATGGTTCAAAAGCAATTAAAATGATACAAGATGAAAGTTAGTATTTATGCCCCTTCTTATAAGAGACCAGAAAAGTCAATAACACAAATACATTATCCTTGTGTGAAAGTTGTTGTTTGCGAAAGTCAAGCAGATGAATATATAAAAAATGGCAATGATGTTGTGGTTTGTCCAGATTCAGCACAGGGGAATATAAGTAGAATAAGAAATTGGATTTTAGATAATTTATATAATGATAGTGATTGTTTAATGATTATAGATGATGATTGTTCTTATATAGGATATTATAATAAACAAACACAATATAAGTTTGAAAACGAACAATTATTAGAGTTTTGTTCTAGTTCTGCATTACTTTGTGATGAATTAGGATATAAACATTTTGGATTCAATTGCGTTGCAGACAAAGGTGCTTATAGGGAATACACCCCTTTTGGTTTTACTCAGTATATTGGTTCACCTTTTTCTGGACACTTAAAAAGTAGTCAATTGAGATATGACGAAGAACTCTCATTAAAAGAAGATTATGACATGACATTGCAACACATCTATACACATGGGGGTTGTCTGAGAATAAACTACGCACACTATAACGTAAAACAAGCAGAACAGGTTGGTGGTTGTGCTACATATAGAAATTTAGATGAAGAAAAAAGACAATTCAAGTTATTGCAACAAAAGTGGGGAAAAGATATAATAAAAGAAGATAGAGCAAGTAAAAGGTCTTTTGATTTTAACCCTATTTTAAAAATACCAATAGCGGGAGTATAACGGTATAAAAACGGAAACAATGAATAAATTCCCAAACAAAACAACACAATTTAGTTCTGACAATCAGCCAGAAAAAAGAGGTCGACCAAAAGGTAGAAGGAATGTTGCTACTGTTTTAAAAGAATTATTATCAACACAAGACAGCAACATGGGGGGGGGTGGTGACTTTGGTAGTCCTATTGCTAAAATGTTAATAAAGATTGCGTTCAGTAATGATTCAAATAATAATGAAAAATTAAAAGCAATAAAAGAAATACTTGACAGGATAGAAGGATTGCCAGACCAGAACTTAAATGTTAGTGCAACACCACCATCTTGGATAAATGATGATGAAGAAACAAGCTAAATCATATTATGATGTAAAACAGTCAAACAAAAGAATTTGTGTGTTGCAGGGTGGAACAAGAAGTGGGAAAACATATTCAATACTTTTGGCACTAATAGAGTTTGCTTATAAAAATCAGAACAAGAATCTATATATAACTATTGCGAGAAAAACATTCCCTGCTCTGAGGGGAACAGCAATGCGTGATTTCTTTGAGATTCTCAAAAGTGAAAACCTTTATGATGAAAGACTACACAATAAGTCTAGCGGTTTATATTTACTTTTTGGAAACAATTTCGAGTTTATTTCAGTCGATCAGCCACAGCGTGTGCGTGGTAGAAAAAGAGACGTGCTTTTTTTAAACGAAGGCAACGAATTTAGTTTTGATGAATATACTCAGTTAGCTTTAAGAACAACATATAAAATCATTATTGACTTTAATCCGAGTGATGAGTTCCATTGGTTGTATAAACAAATAATTGATGCAGATAGAGATGATTTAGACTTTCATATTTCTACATATAAAGACAATCCATTCTTAGATATAGAAACAATAAAAGAAATTGAAAGACTTAAACAAGTAGATGAAAATTTATGGCGGGTTTTTGGTGAGGGCTTGAGAGGTATTTCAACTGAGAACATATTCCCACAATTTAACATAATTGATAGTATTCCAGACAATGCAAAAGAAATTGCTTTTGGTTTAGATTTTGGTTATAGTGCTGATCCCACGACTTTAGTCAAAGTATATAAACATGACCTTGATTTATATATTGACGAACTGATTTATGAAAAAGGTTTGACAAACCAAGACATTGCAAACAAAATGAAAGACCTAAACATTGACAGGAGACTAGAATGTTTTGCCGACTCCAGCGAACCAAAGAGTATTGAAGAAATATACAGGATGCAAGTTTCTAATATAAAGCCCGCAAAAAAGGGTGCGGATTCAATAAGGACAGGAATTGATGTAATGAAAAGGCATAAGCTAAACATAACAAAAAGAAGTGTTAACACAATAAAAGAATTTAGAAATTACAAGTGGATAAAAGACAAAAATAATGAAATAACAAACAGACCTGTTGATGCCTTTAACCATAGTATTGATGCGGTGAGATATGTGTGTTTAAATAAATTAATGGTTTCTTATTCTGGCAAGTATTATATATCTTAGACAAAAACAAGAATTTTATATTTATAAAAAATGAAACAAATAAAACTTAGAGTTCCGGAAAATTGGAATGACATAACAGTTAAACAGTATCAACAGTTTATGCGGGTGCTAGATAGTAATAAAGAAGAAAAGGTGAAAAACCTTGAAATTGTTTCTGCGTTTTGCGACATAGATGTTAAAACCTTAAAAAGGTTTAAAATAAAAGATTTAAACAAGGTGTCAAATATAATAGTATCAATGACCAAGGATGATCCTAGTGACATCAAGATGCAAAGAAACATTGAGTTTAACAACCAAAAGTATGGTGTTATTCCAAACATGGCAGAAATGACAACAGGAGAGTTTGTTGACTTAGAAACATTTTGTGAGGACTCAACAGAAAACCTACATAAAATAATGTCAATACTGTATAGAAAACAAACAAGTGAGGTTAATAGATATGACCGATACACTGTTGAAAAATATAAACCAACAGAGGAAAAAAAGAACCTTATGTTGGACTTACCAATGGGTTATGCACTGGGGGTTCTTAATTTTTTTTTTCATTTAGGCGAGACACTTATAACAGATTCTCGCAGTTATTTGATGAAGTAGAGTTAAAACAAAATGAGGGTTCACCATACGAGAGAAGGGTGACAACACAAAAGAAATACAAAAGCAAATGGGGTTGGTATGCAATTATATACAACTTGGCAGAGGGCAAGATATTGAAAATGAAGAAAGTAACAAAGTTAAAAATATATGAGAGTTTAACATTCCTGTCATATCAACAGGATTTATTTATTTTAGAAAAAGACAAACATGGCACAGGATAACAATAACACACCAAATAATATCACATACAAGCAGATGATTAATACGTTTAGCAATATAGCAACGAATCACTTGCAGATACAGTCATTTAATTCTGGCAGTCTTGAAGATGTGGACATTGAGAAAATGGATGCTGACCAATTCCCCTTGATGTATATAACACCACAACCTGCATCTGTTGATGAACAAACATTGACTTATTCTTTTGATGTTATTATTGCAGACAGAATACAAGAAGATATGACAGACATAGATGATGCTTATTCTGAAACTTTACAAATAATAAAAGATGTAATTTCTAATTTTAGACAAGCAACACAAACAGAATCATGGGCGGATCAAAGAACAGATATAGAGTTGCCAATTGATTTATCACCCTTTACAAGTAGGTTTGCAAACTTATTGACAGGGTGGGGTGGCACTTTCAACATAGTTGTAAATAATGAGAACAACCTTTGCATTGTTCCACAAACTAATAATTCATAATGGCATTTAAAAATTTCATACAGGAATTACAGAAGCTTGGAAAAAAACAAGTCGAAGATTCTCGGAGTGCTTTGATTGGTGATGTGGGTGATTCTGCGCTTGGTTCTTCAATTAAATACATGGTTCAAGGTAGTTTCAAGAAAAAGCCACAAATCATCTTTAGCATGAATGATTATGGTGGTTTTGTTGATACAGGGGTTAAGGGTGTGAGAAACCAAACCTTTCAACTAAATGATTCAAGGGCAAACAAGATGTTTAGCTTTACAAGGCAACCTGCGTTCACAGGCACTTTCAAAATGATTAACCCAAGTGCAATTGACAAGTGGGTTATAAAAAAAGGGTTAAAAGGAACGAGAGATGCCAAAGGTAGATTTGTAAAAAGAAGTGCAATAAAATTTGCAATCGCAACATCAATATATAAAAAGGGTTTAGATGGGACTGGTTTCTTTTCTCAAACTTGGTATAAAAATATGGAACTCTCAAGAAAAAATTTAGAAACAGCACTAGCAAAAGACATGGAAAAACAATTAAATAAAACTGATCAATACTTTGTATAAATGGCAACAATTCAAATAACACAAATACCAACAGAGACAGCAACCTACACAGGAACATCAAATACTTATGATGAATTAGTTCCGACAAACTATTGGCAGATGTTACCTGTGACTGTTAATATAACAGACAATCTTGCAACATATTTCAATGTTAAATATATTTTAAGAGTATATGACAACTCAATTGCAGATGCAAATTTACTTGCAACAATAAAACAAAGAACTAATAATAAATCAACCACAACAAATCAAGTGGCTATTTTTGACATTAAAAGAATTGTAAATACAGTTCTCAAGCATAGCTACGAGGACACAAATGCGGCAGGAAAAGAAGTTCACAAGGTTGGTAAAAATTTGACATCAACTATATTTTCAGAAAACACAGAGAGTGTGAAAACAATAGTATTGAAGGCAACTTGGGAACGTGCAACTTCTGCAACTTCTGCACCTGTTGAACAAACAAGTGATGAAGTCAGAATCACAATGTATTTCACACAAGCAACTTTTCCGCTTATGACATACGCAACCTTACCAGACTCAAATCCTTTAAGTGACTACACAACAGCAAATAATACAAAACAATTAATGTCAAATGCACCAAGTATGATTGACTTCAGAAAGTTAAATGCTGCACCGGGGGGTGGTTCAACAAAATTAACGGGATATATAAACTACATAACAAATGGAACTGACTGGCACACTATTGGAATACAGAACAAAAGTGGATGGGGTTCAGATGGCGACTTTTTAGGTTTGCAGTATTATGGAAGTGATGGCTCATTGATTATGACTTACACATTCCCAAATGATGACGATAGAGGTGGTGAGCCACCTGCAGCATCTAACTCTGACAAAGAGTATTTAGTTTATGCAGGAGTAGGGACAGGGAATTTTGAAAACTATGTTGGACAGGCACACAAAGACGATGCGGCACTTGCAACATTCGATGGACAACCCTCTGGTGGTGTTGCACGGGATTTTGCTTATTATAGGGTTTATATGTGTAACGATAAAAATGGAACATCTCAAATAAGGTCACAGTATTATTATTTTGTCAGAGATTTTGAGAGTGCTATAAATTGCAAGGATCAACAAATAATTAGATTGGCTTGGATAAATGAATTAGGTGCTTGGGACTATTATAATTTTAACGCAGGACAAACAGAAACAGTAAGTAGTGAAAAAAATAATTATCAATCTGTTTTAGGTTCTAGCTCTTTAGATACGGGTGATGTTTATTCGTTTAACACTTGGGGTGCAGGAACTAAAACATTAACAACAAAAAGAAAATTACAAAGCACTTTACAAACACAGTATATTTCTGAAGAAGAAGCAGACTTTCTGGAAACATTGTTTTCATCAAATGCTGTCATGGTTATTGAAAACCTTGCAACACCTGTGTCACAGTCTGTTATCGTAACAAACAAATCTTTTCAAAGAATGACCACAGCAAAGAATAAATTGCAAATACAATACACATTCACAATAGAATATGCAAACCCGTTAAACACTAACTCTTAATGAATCAAATTAGATTAATTGCATATAGAGACGCAACAACGTCATCAACCACAGAAACAGGTTATGAATTAGACTTACAGGAACATCCTGTGATTTCTTTAAATTTTCAATTCTCTGATATTAAAGAACCACAGACAAGAAAAGCAAGTTTCTCACAAACTTTTAAATTGCCTTTTACAGACAGCAATAATACCTTTTTTCAAAATTGGTTTGATGTTAACATGTCCACACTTGTATTCAGCACAAGGAAAAAATTCAAGGCAACTTTGTTTGTTGGTGCAATGCCACAATTTGAGGGGTTTATACAATTAAAATCTGTATATCAAAAAGCAGAATTATACGAAGTTGTTTTGATGTCAAACACAGCAGATTTGTTTTCTGCGATTGGGGAAAATAGATTAAAGGATGTTTTTAGAAATGATGACAATTCTTATAGTGATGAATTAGACCATGTATATACACAGGCAAATATCATCGCATCTTGGGATGGTTCATCTTCTTCTTTTGTAAATGCTCAAGACCCCGCTGTTTCCCTTAGAGATACTGATGTCAATGTGCAAAAAGTGATGTATCCAATGAGCATCACAAAACCCAATTTCTTTTATGACCCTGATCAAGACCTATATCTAAATATGACATCATCCGATGTGACTAGCTTAGGAACATTGACAGCACAGGATTACATGGTTCCTGTAAATCAATTAAGACCTGCGCTACAAATTAAAAATATAGTAAATTTGATTTTGAAAAAGGCAGGGTTTACATATACTTCTGCATTTATTGATGGTGCTTATTTTGGCAAGTTATTTATGACAACTGGAAACCACTTGGGTGAAGCAGGTCTGCCATTGACAAATACAACAGCACAGCCAGGCGGGGTGATGAGAGTTGGAAACAATGGCGTTTGGGGTGTTTATGAACCAGGCACAGGCGGTATGCCCGAAGTTGGTGATGCGATTCCAGAGGGTGCATTTTTAAACAATTATGTTCCCGCTGATACTGTTTCTGGTAGTGATTGTATTATTGACAGTCAAAACATTTGGAATGAGGCGGGTGATTATTTCGAAAAGAAATTTGAGGGGATGTTGTCAATACAAGTTAGACATAAGTTAAAACTTGAGAATGTGGTGAGCATTGACCTTAACCCAATGCAATTAAAAGTAGAAATTGTTGACATTGACAATCCAGATGTTGTTTATAGCACAGCACCCCTTGTTGATTTGTTTACCGCTAGTGGCACAGCTTTTGACCTTGAAGAAGATATTGAGCACTCTTTGGATATTGAAGCAATGGGAACAGGACAAAAAGCGTATATCAGAATGTCACTTTTAAATGCAAAATTTACAGGTGCTAGTGGTGATGAAAAAATCACCTTTGGTGCTAGTGCTAGTTTAACTTGTGAAAATTTAGAAAGCAAAATTGTGGTTGAGTGGATTCCATTTAACGAAGGTGCTTACAACGGAACTGTAAATGTTCCTGCATGTATTGATGACCAGATTTTGCAGAAGGATTTTTTATTGGATATAATACAAAGGTTCAACCTATTAGTAATATCTGATCCAGACAACCCCTCTAACTTAATTATAGAGCCTTACAATGATTATCTTGCTAACGCTAGTATAAAGTCATGGACAGACAAATTGGATGTCTCTAAAGAGATAATTGTCAAAGACACTACAACGATACAAAAAAAGACAATTGATTTATCTGACTTAGAGGATCAAGACCTTGTAAACAAAGACTTAAAAGATTTTTTCCCAGACATAAATGTTTATGGTCATTATAGAAGAACGGACAACACAAATGAGTTTGCAAAAGGTGAATTAAAAAACACACCTATTTTCTCACCATATATAAACCAAAAAGTCTTTAGAAATGAGGACACACAAGCGCAACCATATTTATATAATATGGCTGTGCAATATGAATACACTTACAAGGGTGTTGAAGGTGGTTTTGAATATCCATTAACAGCAACCAAACCAAAGTTGTTTTTTTACAATGGTGCGGCAACTACTGTTCTAAATGGTTCTGGTGCATCTACGAGTTACACAATGCATCTGCAAGGTGTCTCAGATAGTTTAATTTCAACTTTCACTTTTTTAACATACCCTGTTTGCACACCTTTTGACATAACACCATCAAGTAATGTTTACACACTTACACAAGCAAACAAATCATTGTATTGGAATACGAATCCACCTGTTGTCGGTGAATTAAGTGTTTTTAATTATACAGATGAAACAGGTTCTTGGTTTGATAATACTCTGTATGGATTGTATTGGAAAAAATACTTAGACAATATATATAACCCAGATGCGAGAATAATGGAGTGTCATTTATATTTAGATGATGTTGACATTCACAACTTTAAATTCAATGATGAAGTTTTTATAAAAAATGCTTATTGGCGAGTTTTAAATATAAGCAACTATCAAGTTGGTGTCGACACATCAACAAAGGTTACATTATTAAAAGTTGTTGATTCCATGATTCCATGTGTTGATTGTGATTACGTTGTTGGTGAAGATTCAACCGGAAGCAATTTGTTTATGGGTGCTTTGTATTACTGGTGTCCAGAAGATACCCCAGGTTGCACACCTAGTGTCTCAGGCGCACCTTATACGGGTTTATTAGCACCCGAGGCATGTTGTGATTGTCAAGGTGGTTTGTCAATGACCTTTGTAACACTAGCGACAGGACTATATCCTTGTTTAGCAAATGCAGGTAGTTTGCCAATAAATTTAACAAGTCTTTTTGGGTTTAGGTCAATTTTGTCACAAGGACAAGCAAAGACAATTATTGCAGACAAAATGAGAGGACTTAAAAAAGGACTTACAATTGGTTCTGATAATGGTAAATTTAGCAGTGCTTTGATGCCTTTAAATAATGATGATATTGTTGTAAAATACAAAACAGAACAAAAAGGTGTTCCACGACTTCAAGGTGAAATGCACAGAATTATATTAACAGGGTTTACAGAAGGTGACACAAGGGGTTATGCGTATCCACAAGGTAGATCAACGGAAAAACAATTATTTGTTCCATACAATACAAATATGATTATTCGAGTTAGTGGAACAGCAACAGTTGTTGGCGGAACAAGTTCAACATACACAGTTAGTTATACAGAAGCGTTTGCATATTACACAGCATTTAAAAATGTAAATGGAACAATCACGCAACTAGGAACAACGGGTGGAACAGCAGAGTTTGCATTAAAAGAAACTGGAGTTGCAACTTGCACACTATATTTGACAACATCAAGTGGAGTATTACAATTTGGTTTAGATGATAGTCAAACAGACACTAAACGAATCTGGTCACTTTCTGTTGACTTAGCGGTTCAGCGTTTACCAAACATTGGCATTCCTTATGGTGAGAATTGGGCGTTGTTCCAAAATGGTAGTAATATACAATTTCAAAATTTTGACTTTATGTTATGGAATTAAAAAATCACATACAACTTAGCTCGGTTATGATGTTAACCAGTTTAAGAATAGTAAATACAGTTGACATTTATGGAGACAAAAAACTAAATTTTGTTTATGGCATGAATGAAAGACATGGAAGTTTTAAAAGAATGTTTAAAGAATTTAAAAGAATAATATGGCAAAAGAGGTAAAAATAGTAATCGACGTAGATACTAAACAAGCACAATCTGATTTTAGTGACTTAGAAGATTCACTTGACAGCTTGGGATCAAAAGCAAAAGAAGCAAAAGAAGATGTTGAAGAAGCGGGTGAGGGTGCAGAGGATGCAGGTGACAAAGCGAAGAAGGGTGGCAAAGGTTTTGGAATGCTGAGCAGTGCAATGAAGTTTACGGGAATCGGTGCGGCAGTTGGTGCATTTGGTTCAATGGGGGACGTGTTAATGGGGAATCAAGGATTTGCAGATAAATTTAACATGGCACTTGAAATGACAAAAATTGTTGTTTCTGATTTATTCAATAAGTTGGGCGGTTTTATTGGTAAACTAGGCGAAGTGGGTAAAAAAGTCACAGATGTAAAGGGGAATTTTCAAAAGTTTAAAGATGGCATTTCTGGTTTTGGAAAAATGTTAAAAGAGAAAATTACCGACAGGGTGAAACAAATGATTAATGGCTTTGGGCTATTGGGTGATGCAATGGGCAAACTTTTTGAGGGTGACTTTAAGGGTGCGTTGGCAACAGCAAAAGAAGGAATGAATGACATCTTTGCAGTGGATGAAAAAATTGCGGCAGTGCAAAGAACTATTGAAAAGGGAAAAGAAATTTACAATGATATAGGAGAAGCAATAAGTGATACAACAGAATCAACAAAAAATTATACAAAAGAAGTGATGACCTCTGCGATGGCAATTGTTAATTCCAGAAATGAATTGATTAAACTAGTTGGTGAAATTAACTTACAGAAAGTGGCAATACAGGAGGTTTTAACTGAGCAAACAAGGTTGAGGGACAATGAAAACTTAACTTTTGAACAAAGGCAAAAACATGCAATGGAAGTTATGAATCAACAGTTGCTTTTGTTAGACCAAGAAAAAAGAATGGCGAATGCTGTTAAAGAAAATGCAGAAGCAGAACTAAGAACAAATGCAGATAATATACAAGCAAAACAAAAACTTGCAAATGCAGAAGCGGCACTATTAGCCTTGAAGCAAAAGGAGACGGAAATAATTCTAGGTCAAACAAAGGTGCACCACGACCTAAATAAAATGAGAATCGCTGGAATTAAAGAAATTTCAATGTTGAATGAGATGGGACGTGATAGAGAATTGGAAGCGTTAAGAGAACAGGGAAGGTTGTTGTTAGAACAAGCACGAAAAAATGGTGAAGGTGAAGCAGAAGTCTTAGAATTTATTGAAAGGAAAAAAGAAGAAATAAGAGTCAAATATAGAGACATGAATTTACAAGCAACATCAAAATTGTTTGGTGCTTTAGCAGGAACAGCAGAAAAAGGTTCTAAGGGTTGGAAAATGATGGCGAAGGCACAAGCGTTGGTGAACATGTATTTAGGTATTACAAGTGCTTTAAAAGATCCTGAAATGCCTTTCTTTGCAAGGATAGCAAATGCGGCAGCAGTTGCAATTGCAGGTAGAAATAACATACGAGCTATTGTAGAAACAAAAATGAGTGGTGAAGAAGGTAGTGAGGGTGAAGAAGGTGATGTTCCTGAAGCAACGGGAGTGGGTGGAATTTTTTCTGGAAATGCAGGTGCAATGATACCAAACCAATTGACCGAAAGTCTTGTTGATGCAGGTCAACAACCTGTTCAAGCGTATGTGGTTGAAACAGATATTTCTAACAGTCAAGCACTACAAGAAGAATTGAATTTACAGACAACATTGTAATGCGATTTACACCTAAAAATTTGGTAATATCAAAAATTTTTTGTATATTTGTTATAGATGATTGGGAATAGGTTGAGTGAGTTACTTGAGAGGCGGACAATATGCAGGACATAAGTTTAGAAAATAACACCTCGATAAATAGTCAAAACAAGAGCAAGAAACCTAAAATCATCAAGTTCAGGTGCGGACATACGACAGGAGCGGAGTTTAGAACATAACACCTACAACAATCAAGATTATGACAAAGAACAGGTCATTGATGAATAAGAACACAAAAGGGGTTTAAACACCTCTTTTTTTTTGCTATAAAATAAACAAATTCCGCATTGTTATATTTATAAAAAACAATAACAATGAAGAAAAAAAGAATCGTTGAATTATTAATTGACGAAACAGAGGACGTTCATGGAATACAAGCTATCTCTTTAGTTGCAAATCCTGCAATAGAAAGAGGGTGGGTTGCTTTAAGTAAAGACAGATTTTTGTCACTAGCAAAAGTAAATAATGAAAAAAGAACACTTGTGGGTGTTGCACTTATTCCCGAAAAAGAAATACCTCGCTACGACCAAGATGCCAACGAAGAGTATTTAGTTTTCTTTTCTAAAGAAACAATTGAAAAAGCACAAGAGTTGTTTATGAACAGCTTAAAAAACAACAAGGCTACTGTTGAACATGAAAAAGATGTTGATGGTGTGAGTGTCATAGAAACATGGATAAAAGAAGATGAGAATGACAAATCAAATTTATATGGTTTTAATGATGTGCCGATTGGATCATGGCTTGTAAAAATGAAAGTATACAATGATGAAGTGTGGAAACAAGTGAAGCAAGGTGATTTAAAAGGCTTTTCCATAGAAGGCTATTTTGTAGATAAAGCAATCGAAATGCAAAAAAATGATATTTTAGATTTAGCAGAAGAGTGTGTTGAGTGTGAGCAAAAAGAGGTTATGCAAGAAATAAAAGAATTACTTCTAGACGCTGAATTGAAACCAGACAAGACACTTGATGGAACACCTATATATAAAGACATTGAAAAAGCTGAATTATATGGTTCTTTATTTTATGATTGCGTTGGTAGTCATGCACACGAAATTGATGGGGAAACCTACTACATGTCTTGTAAATCACACAATGAAATTCTAAAAAAACGAAAAAAGAAAGTCAAATATATTTCAGATAAATACAGAGCAAAGGGGTTTGAAAAATATCCTTGGGAACAATGTATAAAAGAACAGACTGAAAAATATGGAGACAAAGAAACAGCAGAAAAGGTATGTGCGTCAATTAAAAATAAAAGTGTAAACTATTGATTTTTAACTTTGAAAAGCAACAATAATTAAGTTTTAATATATATAAAAAAGATAATAAAAATGAGTTCAATACAAAAAATCAAAGAACTTTTAAAGTTCACAAAGAAAAAAACATACAAAATCAATATGTATGCAGAGGCAATCTTAGATGATGCTCGAGTGATTGCAACCGATTCTGAAGAAATGGAGATTGGCGCAGAAATTTACGTTATTAATGACGCAGGTGAAGTTGAAAGTCTTGCAGAAGGAATTTACACTTTACAAGATGGTTCGAAGGTTAGAATTGATGCTGAGAGCAAAATAGCAGGTTTTGGCGAAGAAGAAGAAGTTGTTGAAGAAGAAGTTGTTGAAGAAGAAATGGCAGAAGAAGTTGAGGTTGTAAAGAAAGAAGAAGTTGAAGAAACAATTACTGATGATGCAGTTCTTGAAGAAGTTGCAGTGAAAATAAATGATGCAACACCAGAC